CGCTGTACGCGTCGATGCGCACCCGGGCCGGGGCGGTCGCTTCGCCGGCCTCCGGCGCCGCGGCCTCGATCTGGACAGCGGCATGGGCGTCGAGCACGAACGGCACGGCGGCCCCGGCAAGGATCATCCGGTCGCGGCGGCGGCGGCGGGCACGGTTTGCCATCAGCGGCGTCCCCCGGGGGTGGCGGCGGATTGGTCGGCGATGTCCGCGAGCGTGCTGGCCGTGTTGGCGGCCGTGGTGACTTGCGTCGCGTCGGGCAGTTGCAGGCCCAGTTCGGTGAGCACGGCACGCTCCCGAGCGATCTGGCGGACGCCCTTTTCCCAGTCGCGGCCGCGGTTGGCCCACTCCTCCGCCAGCGTCGTCGTGAGGTTGGCGAGCCGGGTGGCTTGGGCGTTGGCTTCCTTGGCCGGGTCAACGTGCTCGCGACCGTCCCAAAACCACTCGTGGCTGCATTCCGAAACCGGCGGGAACTCGTCCGGGAAGATGCCCGGCTCGCGGGCGGCCTCGTCGATCCACGCGGCGAGAATTCGGTCGAGCACTTCCTCCTGCACTTCGGAGTGGTCGACGTGCTGGCACCGGCCGAACATTTGATTGTCCAGCCGGCCGCTGGCGTAGTTGTAGGCGGAGGAGTTGCCGCGCGCGATGTTGCTCGGCACGTTTTCGCAGCGGGCCGCCTCGTCGATCAGTTCGGCCTTGAACTCCGAGTAGGTCGTCGTCGGCTGCTCGGCCTTCAGCTGCTCCAGGCGGTAGCCGCCGGGCAGCGTGGTGAACATGTTCCGTTCAAACTCGACCGCCTCGAACGCTTCCCCTTCGACGTCGTCGTCGTTTGGGGCGCCGTCCGTGTAGAGCACGCCCGCCTGCATGGCGGCGGCTTCCGCGGCCCCGAGCACGGCGAGCGTGAATCGCCGCAGCTTGGAGAACAGCGGCAGTGCGGGGGCGAGGATGGGAACCCCGCGGCGTTGCCCGGGGCGCTCCAACCGAAACCAGTGAATGACGTATTCGGCCGGGACGACGTCGTGCTCCATCGAGTGGAGGACGTCGCCCGGATGCGTCCGGAGGATGTGGTACTCCAGCGGGTTTCCGTGTTCGTCGAAGATGATCCCGTCGACGGCGTTTTCCCGCACGAGGCCCGGCGTGGTCACCTGCTCGGCCTCGATCAGCCGCAGGTCGAGCTTCACCGGGTGGTCGATTTGTGGGTTCGTGAACAGCACGGCGAACGCTTCGCCGTCGCGGCTCAGACATTGCCGCATGCACCGGAGTTTGCGGGCCAGCTTGACCTTGCTGGCCCACGTTGCCCACGACCGTTCGATCGGGTTGGCGTCATGGCCTTCGGGGGCGATGATTTGCAGGGTCGGCCCGGTGCCGATCAAGTCATTGGCGACCGTGCGCACGAGGCCCGCGGCATAGCAGTTGTTGGCGACCTCGTAGCGGGCCCGGGTGCGCAGCGTTTCGCGCACCATCGGCGACAGGGCCGCGTTCGCGGACAGGTTGTCGACGTTGGCCCAGTGGCGGCGGTTGTCGTCGGTGGTGCGGGCGGCGTCGTAGCCGGCGCGGATCACTCGCACGGCCCGCCGCACCACGCGACGCGGGGCGGAGAAAGCGCCGAGGATGGTGGCGAACAGCCCCATCATTCGGCCCCCGGGGGCACGATGCGGGAAAACCTCAGCCCGCGGTGGGGCTGCTTGGCCGCGGCCTTGCTCGCGAGATAGCGGTCGGCCGCGATCTGGTCCTGGATCGAGTGCTGTTCGACTGAAATGGAGTCGCCGCTGGCCTTTGCGGGGCCGGCGGCGTTCTCGCGGATGGCGTCGGCAATGGTCTCGTCAGACACCGGGCGGCGCTCCAGAGGATGATTCCCCTGGAAGTAAGAAACGCCGTTTGCGCGCGAAGTGGCGGCGCACCGCCGCCGGATTTCTGGAGTCTTCCTACATATAGGAAACGGCGACGGTCAGCCGCGTTGCCGCGCGGCTCGGCGGCGCGTGGTGCATTCGTGCGTGGTCACAGTGCGCCCGCAGTGGCGGCACGCGCGATACCGGCGGATCATGCCATCGCGGACCCGCATGGTCTTCGTCGTTCGCAAGTCCCGGCACCCGCACCGCGGGCACGCGATACCGATTTCGTCCCGGCTGGCCGTCGTCATTCTGCGCCCCTCCGTTGGCGTTGCATGGCGGCGAACGATACCCGTTTTTTCTTGGCCGGCCGGAAGCCGCTGGCCCCTTCGAGCGTCGCGCCCTGCATCGACGCCCCGACAGCGCACCCGACGAGGCAGTCGAGCCAGTGGTTGTCGGGTTTTCCCGGCCTGGCTTGCCACTCCTCCACCGTGCGGCCCTTGGCCGTGTTTGTCACGCGATACTCGGCGACGAGGTGATCCGCCAGCATCCGATGCGTTTCCGCGTGTTCCCCAAACAGCGACAGACACCCGGCGTCTCCTCTCGGCACAGCGATCCGCGAGTGGACGAAGGATTTCCAGTAGTTGGTATCGATCATGACGTGGCGAATGATCCGTTTTTTCGCGACGTTTGGCACTCGCCAATAGTGCCCGACGCGGTCGCCTGGTTTCTTCGCGTACAGGGCGAATGGAAGGCTCGATGCCCTCACGCCCTGGCCGTGGCTGGGCATAACGACGCCGGCCCGCGACGACTCGCGGCAGAATTGGTAGATGGTGTCGGAGCGGTAGTTGGCGTCGACCAGACACCGCTCGATGCGCATGGTGGCGCCGTCCTCGCGTTTCCATTCGCGGCCCAGGTATCTCGCGGTGAGCGATTCGAGTCCCTCGATCATTGCCCCCTCGATGCTCTTGGCCTTGCTGACGTCGGTGAGCGTCTTGGTGATGTCGCGGACGGTGAAATACGGCCGCCGCTGCTCGGGATACGCGCCGTAGTCGATGACGTAGCCCGTGAAGTTTTCTTCCCACGCGCAGATGGCCCAGTAAAGGACATGCTGCTGGCAGTCGATGAACATGGACAGGTATTGGCACCCGAGCGGCACGAACTGCCGCGGGTAGCGGTTGAGCTTGTCCGCGATTTCCGGGGCGGTCATTTCCTCGGTCGTGCGGTCGACGACCGGCAGCGGTTCGTTTTGATATTCGGCCGCGAATACGCTCTCACCCTTGTCGATCCGCAGGTTGTAGGCGGATTGGATCGCGTGGATTTCTCCAGGCTTCATCCGAGCCGGCCATCCGACGCGACAGCCGGCGGTCATGCGCTCCAGGTTGGCGGCAAAGAGTTTGTCGGCGTCACCGGTTCCCGCGCCGCTGCGTTGTCCCGCGCGGCGTAACTCGGCGTAGGTGTCCCACAGGTCGATTTCGGCCGGCCAGTCGTAGACCATTTTCATCCGGCGGCCGTGGCACGCCGGGTTGCGTTCGCGGTCCAGTAGCCTTTCGGCCAAGTCGTCGGGGGCGACCACGGTCACGGTGACGAGCCCCGCAATTTGCACGTCGGGCCCGGCGAGCCCGAGTACCGCGCCCTTGAACACCTTTTCCAGTTGGGCGACTTGCGACGGGCTGCGAGCGCTTTTGTCGGTCTGCGGATCGTCGACGAGCACGAGCGACGGCCGGACCTTTCGTCCGTCGCACGCGCGAGTGACGGCCATACCCCGGATGCTCCCGGTGATGCCGCGCACGCGGATGATTCCGCCCGATGCCGGCGAGCCCGGAATGGTCGGGAGTTGGACGTCTTCCCCCTTCCAGTGAATATGGGTGGGCTTGCCGCGGTACAGCTGGCCGCGTGCCCGGTTGTTGATCCGTTCGAGCTTGGCGATCGGATAGCACACTTCCGGGAAGTCGGCGGCAAGCAGGTCGCGAGTTTCAAACGCCACCTTGATGTTGTCCAGCATTTGGCCGGCGTGCTCCTCGGTGGCGCCGATGATGACCACGAATTCCCGGTGCCCGTAGACGAGCGCCCACGCTGCCGCCGTTTCGATTAGCGCGCTTTTCCCGCTGCCGCGGGACATGGCGAACGCCAGCAGTTCGCCGCGTAGCACGGCGGCTTCGAGTGCCGCTATTACCTCGCGGTGATCGTCGGACCACGCCAAGTAGAATTGGTCGGCGTAGTACGTTTCGCAAAACAGGCGGAAGTTCAGCCGGCAGGCTTCCTTCCTCGCGGCGTCGGCGACCGGCGGCAGTTCGCCGATGTCGCGGCCGGCTAGGCTGGCCGCCTTGTCCCGCTCGGCGTCGCGCTGGCGGTGCGCGGCGTGCCGTTTGGCATGCTTGGCCGGCTGGGCGCGTGTTGCACCGCCGAACAGCGTCATAGTCCGGTCTCAGTGATGTTTTTGAGGACTTTTCTGGCCCCGTCGAAGTCGCCTACTTCGAGCATGCGGCGGTAGAGCTCGCGGTAGGCGATCAGTACCCATCCGCGGAGCGCGTCGGTGTCGGGTTGTCCCTCGGCCGCGAAGTGGTCGCGCACCGCTGCCATGATTTCGCGAGCGTCGCCGCCCGGGTATTTCACGCGCAGCGCTTCGAGGACGTCGGTTTCGCTCGCGCCACTCACCAGCCACTGCACGACCGCGATAGCGGCCGGCGGCTGCGGCTCATCCGTGT